AAAACTCCTTCGTTCTTTGCGGAGTTATAGAAATCAGCCAAGTCGGAATATTTAGTACTAGTAGTGCCACCACCGCCATCAATAGTGTGATCGGTATTAGGATCAGTACCCACATAGTGTAAAGGAATAGAAGTGCGAGAAGCCATAGCACCCAAAATACGCCCACCCCAACCAGAAGAGGGATCGTAAACAACAATTCTATCTTGGTTCTTAACGTGTTTAGTAAATTTTTCATAAAGTAGTTTTGCAGTCAATGGTGGGAAGTTAACAGCATATTGGCACCACGATACACGGAATGCTTTTAAGCCGACAGGAAAAATCTTTTGCCCATACTTGTACATACGCAGACGATACTTCTTCTGGTCATGCGACTTTATGTTCATTGTAGACTTAGTTGGAATTGTCTCTAGAATATCTTGCGTCACTTCAAGATACTTTGCACCTTTGAGTTGTTCATTGTAGCCGCTATACTCTTCATCATCATCACGACTCTCTACCCAATAGTCATAGCCATATTGACGAATGTTGTTCTCTTCAAACCAACGAACAAAGTCATTGCCATTCTTAAACTTCACATTGTAAGAACCAACATTGATAATCTCATTAACTTTGATTGTGTTTGAGTATGCATAGAATGAATCACGCTTGAAGTGTCGCTTGGAATACTTCAATGTCTTCTCAAGCAATTCATCTTTGAGAAAGTGGTCATAGATTGAAAGTCCATCGTCATTCTTAGTGTAGTTAATGCGTGTTTTCATCATGGTTGGAAACCATTGATTAGCGGCATTGCCAACTACGCTAGTGTTTCTGATTACATCTTTCTCACCAGTCAATTCATCAACATGTTCAAACTCATGCACAGAGAATCCATACATCTCTTTGAATTGTTTTTTGATTGCATCTTCACTCCAACCAACTCTTGGTGGCTGACCCATAGTGTCCCATGAGTGTACAACTGCTTTACGCAAATCAATGAACCATTGACGAAATTCGTCTTCAGTCATCCATTGTACTTCTTCAAATGTCTTGTTTGTTTCGTGGTTCAATAACCAATCGTTACGTTCATAAAAATGTTTTGTCATGTATTATTTTTCCGCTTCTTTTCTCTGTACCACTTAGTTATCATTTTTCTTTTATATTCTTCAAATGTCATATGAATAACTGCATCACTATTAGCCCACTGTACTCGCCATTCACCAATAAGTTTTAATGATGGACGTGGTACTCTACGAATACCTCGATTTATGTCCATAGAGATATCATTATGAACATTTACGCCTTCGGCTTTGCTACTATATTTCATGTTATCTGTTTTACTGTTATTCCACATTTATTTAGGAAACTGATTCCTGTATCATCACGATAATCTTCGGCATAGAAGACTTCTTTAATACCTGCTTGAAATATCATTTTAGCACAGTCCATGCATGGAGCGCAAGTGATAAACATACTTGCACCATCACCACTTTCGGTAGACTTAGCAAGTTTTGCAATTGCATTAGACTCTGCATGGAGAACTTCGGGTTTAGTTTTGAGTTCTGTTCTTTTAGTTAAAGAATAAATGCCAGAAGAAATTTCATCTTGGGTAATAAGCATGTCTTCACAATTGTTATCCCATCCACTTGGCATACCATTGTAACCAATTGAGATGATTCTATCATCTTTTACAACAACAGCACCAACTTGTTTGCGTCTAGCAGTACTCAATTCGGCAAAGACTCTTGCAGTCTTCATGTATGCGCCAAGATATTTTTCTTTAATCATTATCGAATTTTTCAGTTTGTTCGAAACGTCTTTCTTGAATTGTTTTTTCTTTAAAAACTTTTCTAGGATTTGCACACATCACACAATTGGGATTACCACAATCTAAGACATGATGTTTAGCCAATTGATGAGGAGACTCAACTGGTATCTTATATGCTTTTGCAATCTTTAATTGCTTTCGTATTGCATTTTCATCTTCAAGGATTCGTTTAGATTTTTTAAATTTATCTTCTTCGTTACTCATGTTCGACTCCTTTGAATATTAATTAAGCTACATTCCAGATTAGTGCGCCTGGTTTCCCGCTACTCGCTACAAACTGCCAAAGTTTAGCATCGTAGTATTTCTCAGATGGATACGGTGGTGCTTGATCCTCTTCTACTGCTTGGTCATACTTATAAGGTGAACGCATTGTTATAGCACGACCTTTTTCATAGTCACTCATCTTGTGTCCAATCTCTACTGCATATGCAGGCACATCAGGAAATGCTAATTGCAATCCACGATTCAATGTTCCGCTTGATGCAACAGTCCAAATCTCTGTTGGTTTGATTTCTAAATCTCTTGCGACTTGAACAATTGATGCAAGCACAGATGGATGTTCTAACCCCAAAGGCAAGCATTGTCTGCGCTTTGTGTCTTCTTCTTGATAACGTCTTGCTCTTGCTTTTGTCACAGTAAGCATACCATTGTCAACCCAATGAATAGTACCACCAAGGTCAAGCACTCTCTGCTGGTGCCATGTAGGTTCTTTTCGTTTAGCCATGAAGAACGTTGCTTTTTTTCCATAGAGATTACACACATAGGTTAATGATATAGGACCCCAACCAACTTTGTTTGCGCCACCAAAGACCCATTCATCACATTGAGTAGTCTTCACAAGATGGTCAATGAATCGACTTTTACTTCCATACTCTAACAAGTCATCACGCACAACATGAAAGCCATGGTGCATTTCAACTATCGGTGCAGGGTTTGGGTCTTTCCATCCTTCTATTATATCAGAAATTTCTGACGGATACAAGCGACTCATACAGTTCTCCTTCAGAAATTACGTCTATGACTAAGTGAATTCTATTATCTGTTCCATTGTTGATTGCTTGATGTGGCTTACGGGTATCTAAGAACCACAAGTGCCCAACTTCCATATGGACTTTTTGTGCATTACCTTTTGTATCCCACACAGTAAAAATCATATTCGGGTTAGTAATGATTGGTATGTGTAGTCTAGCAAGTTTGCCTTTAGAACCACCAGAGTCTTTATCAACTTGATCGGTGTGTCGTTCTAGTTCTCCACCGCCAGGTTTCAATTGCATGAAACGAACACGATGCACTTCTTTGTATTTACTTAGCAACTCACGCACTTCAGGAAACATATCATAGAGTGGTGTGTCTTGCAATTCAAATTTCACATCTTTGTTTTTTTCTTTCCAGTCATCACTCATCTCAGAAGGCTTTGTGATGAATTCGGGTTCTGGACGATAACCACGTAGCGACAATGCAGACCATGCTTTGTCTTTGTTGTAGTTACTATAATGATTTGTGAATGCAGGTAATGTTGCTAACTTAGCAGAAACAGATTCAATAAACTCTGGTGTGATTGTGCCAACATTTTTGATGCTTAGATATTCTGTTGATTCTACTTTAGGAAACGAACGTGGAAAAGGACTATTGCTCTTAAAGTAAATTGCATGTACTTCTCCGTATGTTGTAATCTTCGGACCAACGTAACAGAAACCTAACTCTTCGGCTAAGTTGCAATGTGCTTTGTTCTCTGCCCATACAGTTAACCAAAAATCTTTTCCCGACACCAGAGAAATTTGTTTTTTGATTGTGTCGATATTGCCTGAAAGTTTTCCAATCGAAACATCACCTTTTAATTTTGTTGCAATAACTGTGTCGCCATGCATTGTAATGTCTGATGCAACTTTGTTTACTGTTACGTCAATCATTGCGTCACCAAGCAAAACAAGAGTTCCTTTTTTCAAAGACTCTGCAATATTGTTCTTCTTATACTTTGCAAAAGGAGATAACGTATATGCATTGTAATCTGCATACTGCGCTTCCAATCCTTTAAGATAGTCTATATCATATCCATGTTGCCAAGGTTTCATGTTTTTGCCTTACGTTTTAAACTCATGTGTTTCCCCCAATACATAATTTTCAGCATAATTTTGTGCTTCATCTTGCGTTTTAAAAAATGCAACAAAATAGGTTCCTAATTCATTTCGTATTCGAACTTTAAAGAATTTTTCATCTAAGTAGATATGCGCTTCTCTGTCTATGTCTGTTCCATAATATTCACTAAGTATTTTCATTTTGCAATCCTCGAAAAGTTATTTACTTTCTCAAATCTAATCACGTTAGCAAACTTGTCTTGCAGAATATCACCTTTGTGTGATATGACAAACAAGTTAGAACCTTCAAGCATGTTTAGAATCTTCATCAAATCTTCTGTGCCATTTGTGTCTAATGACGAATCAAAGATTTCATCAAGTATCAATATGTTTGTGCTGGCGCTGTTCTTCAGTTTGGCAACAGCACGCCAAGTCAACATCAATGCCATATCAATACGTTGCTTTTCACCTTCGCTGAATGATGCATATGTAAAATCATCACGATGGCGAGACTTAATTGTTTCTTTGAATGATTCATCTAAATTAAAGTTCACAAAGAAATCTAATGATGCAAGATACTTGTTAACTAGTTTGTTGATGACTGGTATGTATTGACGAATGATTTTCGTTTTGATACCTGTGTCTTTCAGTAAGTTCGTTGCAATCTCATAGTACAAACGTTCTTCAGCAATAACTTTAATCTCAGATTCCAGTTCTGCTAGTTCTGTAGTCAACGTTGCTAGTTTTTCTTGTTCTGCATTAACGTCATCTTTAACAGAATTCAATCGCACAATCTCTTTATTGATATTGTCAATGTGTCTTTGATTTACTCTGACCTCACTCTGTTCAAATGTCAACTGAGAATTCAACGTTTGAATCTGTTCAGCAATCGTTTCTATTTCAACCAGTCTAGTATTAACAGTATCAAGTTCATCTCTAACTTTTTTCAACGCATCTTCAACTTCAGATATTTTTTTGTTTCTCTCTTCTACAATGTGTAGTTTATATTCATTACCGATTGCTTGCTTACATGTAGGGCAATCATCGTTGTTATGATAGAAATCAATATCCGTATTAATCTTTTTGTGTGTCTTTCTCAAACTCTGTTCTAGTGTAGTGAATTTAGATAGCTTTGCATCCACTTTAGATTTGTCTGAAATTTGTACACAGATTTCTGACAAAGTTGTTTGTAATGCCGTGCATCTAGTTTCACTTTCAGCAATCAACAATTGAGTATTGGCAATGTCTTGTTGCTTAGATAAAATCTGAGTAGCATTGTTCTTGTTCAATGAATCGATAAACTGAATTTGATATTGAATCTTTTCACTCTTCAAGTCTACTGCATACTTTGACTGCGAATGTTTTTCTTTCAATAAAAGAAACTTATCTTTGAGAACACTATTCATGCGTGAGAAGATTTGAATATCTAACAAGTCTTCAATGATAGAACGTCTATCACTTGCAGACAATTGCATGAATGGAGTAAATGATGCTGAACCCAACAAAACAATTTGAGTAAACGATTTGTAGTTGAGTTTGAGAATGAATTTCTCTAAGTGTTCTTGATAGTCTTTGACTGCGGCATCTTGATTGACTAGATGCCCATTGCAGTAAATCTCAAACACGTTTGGTTTGATACCACGAACGATTTTGTATGACTTGTTGCCTGTGTCGAATTCAATCTCTACTGTACAATCTTTTTGATTGATTGTATTGACAAGTTGTCCTTTGTTGATATTACGAAATGGTTTACCAAACAGCACAAAGCACAATGCATCAAGCATAGTAGACTTACCCGAACCATTAGAGCCGACAATCAATGTAGTATTGTTGTTGTCTAAATTCAGTTCAGTAAAGAAGTTGCCAGTTGATAGAAAGTTCTTCCATCTTAAATTACGAAAAATAATCATATTATCTAAATTTTGGTCCTTCAATCCAAGTCACCATAGATTTTCTAATACCTTTTGTAACTGGAAATACTTTATGTAAAAAGAATGATGGAAATAAAATTAGTCTACCTTTTTTCTGTTCAATTTCAGTTTCTGAATTTTCACTAAGCATCATTTTAAATTCACCACCTTCATATGATGATGGGTCTGATAGAAATAAAACAAGTGAAAGTTTTCTCGTATCACCATATTTTAATGAATCATCATTTGGATTGTCATCATAAATTCCAGTATGCATATCAATATGATAGCCATACTTACCTAAGTCTTCACCATTATAACTTGTGTATTGTAATGAACCATAACCATTTAAATTATAATTATAATATTGTTCATTAATGGTCCATATCATAGAATTAAATTTATCGAACAAGAAATTTAATTCGGAATGTTCGTGTCTTGTAAAAAATTTAACTTTAGATTTTCTAATTGAAGCCGAGTCATCTCCTCCTGCAACACCATCTTGTTTTTCAAATTTTTCACAATAATTTTCGATTGATATTAATTCTTCTTCACTAAATGCATCATCGTGATAACAATATGGAAAAGTTATTCTATGTCTAATGAATGGATCATTACTTATACTTTTATATGTCATTCTATATTCTCCTTTGATAATGCTTCAACATAAAGTTCACGCATCAACGTTTTAAGTTTATTGGTGTCGGAAATATTTAGGCTTTGCGTATCAATGAATGAAGAAAGAATTGTCATAGTATCTTGCGCTTGGTCAATAATATCATTATCAGTTTCTTCATTTGATGCAGTAAAGTCTTCAACAATTGTAACGTCTACAGGACCAAATTTATAAATCTCATCTATTAACTTTTCAAATAGATAAGGATCCTGTTTATTCAAAACAACAACTTTTACATAAGCATTTGCATACTTAGAAAAGTCTATGTCTTTCAAGTCTTCAATTTTTAATTCATTGTCATCATAATTTATTTTATAAAACATTCGATGAGGATTCTCTACGAATGTTGCCTTCATTGTTTCGGTGTCTAATATACCAAAATGTTTCTTATCTTTGTAATCATTCCAAAATAATTCATATGGCGCACCAACATACGTGATGTTGTCGTGCTGTGATGGTGTATGATAGTGTCCGCTGTATACATGATTATAGTTGCTTAGAAACTTATAGTCAAGTCCTTCATGGCTATCTACACCACGGAACAATGGAAAGCCAGCAAGTTCAAAATGCCCCATGCATAACGGAGAAGATGTGTTCTTTACAAACTCAAAGACTTCCGCTTCATTGCTTTTGCAAATCCATGGTATCATATCGATTTTGATTCCATCAATTTCAATTGTGCCAGGTTTCTGCCATAGCACAATGTTATGATAGTCTCTTAGCAACAAGTCTGGAGAATTAACTTCAAGACTTTCTTTCCAAAAGATATCGTGATTGCCAATCAATGCATGTAGAGTAATGCCTTCTTCAACGCATCTGTCGAAAAAGTATCTACGACTTTCCATCAGCGAATGAAAGTTGATGTACTTGCGTCTATCAAATAAATCACCGAGTTGAATGATTGTTCTTACACCACGATGTTTTAGTTCTGGAAAGAATGTTTCATTATAAAATTTTTCATAGTAAGCATGAAACGCTTTGGAATCATTTCTGACACCAAAGTGCGTATCACCTAGTAGACATATTCTCATACTTGCGTTGCCCTTGCTTCTTCATTGTTGTACCTAAAGACTTGTCAATTATAGCACGAATCTCAGTCAAATGCAAGACGGCAGTTTCTCTAAGATTTTGTGGTGACCTTTTGTCGTTAACAATTTTTAACCAGTTTTCAAGTTGGGCTGGGATTGGTGTCTGCATTATCGTTCTCCAGAAATTCATCAAATACTGTTTCTGTCTTTTTCTTCCTAGGCTTTGCACTGGCAATCTTTTTCTCTTTATTCACTTCGAATGCTTTGATAAAGTCGCTAATGAATTCTTCGCTGTATGCATCATGCAATACGCCATTGAGTCCAGCAGTTACATATTCTTCGCCATTGTTTTCAATAAGTGAAGTGATGATAAGGTTATCCATGCTCTTATATTTTATGTATAAATGTTTTTTCTCTTTTTGAATTCTTCGCAAGAATGCATAGTAAATGATTTGAGTAAAGTATGCAAATGGATTCTTAGACTTCTCAGGATCAAAGTTATCAATGTACAGTAAACAGTTTTCGATACCATCAGATACCATATCTTCTTTGAATGTATAGTTTGCAAAGTTTGGCTTACGTGCCAAGTGCGTTGCAATCTTAAACAAACATTCGCCGATGTACTCAGGTACTCTTGGGCGTTCTCCATTCGTTGCTTCTGCTTCTTTAACAGCCGCACGAAAGACAACCATCTCTTCTAGGAAATGTTCGTTGTTTACGTAATGCTTTTCTTTTGTTGGTTTCACGGTAGTGGTAGTAATAGTCATGTTTCACCTCAATTAGTTGACAAACACTTGACAATGAGTTATTATTGCTGTGTCCTGTTTGATAAAGACTTAATGTAATATATGATTGTTAGATGAAGTCATTGCTACTCTCATTCTATCAATCTCTTCCTTAATCTCAGACATCCTGTCTTCTGATTGACTTTCATCATCAATCTCACTATCAGGTTCATTGTCCGAATCAAATTCGTTATATGCTTCGCCATAAACTCTAACAATTTCTGTTGTAGCTTCTGACACGGAAACAATACTTTGTTTAAAGATTCTAGCAGGAATGCTAAAATTCATAAGTGGATCCCATTTTGTAAGAGATAAACTATACATGTGTTCATCTCTAGGAACAACAACAACTCTCATGGGTCTATGCACTTCAATGAAGCCTCTACTTTCCTCAACAACATTTCCGATGAGGGTATCACCGTTTGTTAATTTTAGTACTTTGCAAAGCATTATTCTTCCTTTAAATTTAACGTGTAAATTTTATATTCAAACTTCTCATCATTATAAATTTTCATTCGTTCGATGAAATGCTCTAATGTAAAATTCTTCCTACTCTTATATGTCATGTCATCTGATATATCATATAGAATGGCTTCTTTCTTGTTATCACCCAAACGCAATCCTCGACCAATAGACTGTAATGTTCTAATCTTACTCTTACTTGGTGAAGCAAAAATAACATTGTGTAGATTACGAATGTTAATACCTGTAGAGAATGTTCCGTATGATGCTACGATGATTGCATTCTCTTCGTCTTCAGTAATTCTACGAACTTCTTCTCTTTCATCTACGCCAACCGCACCATGAATAAAGAATACAGGTCTATTTTCTTCTACTGCGTCCTTAAGCATATTATACAATATTCTGCCGTGCTTGTCAACGAATTGATATAATAGAAGAGTGTTACCTTCTAAACTCATAGTCAAATTTCTAATGAATCTATTACGTGACGGCTTACCTATAATATAATTTATCTCATCTTGATATTTAAAATTCTTACCTAGCTTACAAGACTCTTCATTATGTTTAAGCACCAATGCTTTAATTCTAAACTTCGCTAATCGTCCAGAGTCAATCAATTCTTTTGTTGTTGTTATCTGTTTGACTTTACCGAACAATCCTTCTAAGACTAATCTGTGTGTCTGTGTGCCATCTAGTGTGCCTGTCAGACCAAATCTATACTTGCACTCTGTTAGTTTTGTGAGAATTGATATCAACGACTTTGCTTTAAACAAATGCGCTTCATCTCCAACAACTAATTCAAATTCTTCGAACCATTCTTTTGGCATCTTGTAAATTGACTGCCATGTAGATATGACAATGGGGCAATCAGTTTGTTTGCTTGCACCTGACATAATCTGGTGTATATATTTATCACTCTCGAATCCATAGTCTTCAAAGTCTTTGTATAACTGTGCGACAAGTGAGATAGTAGGAACGATGATAAGAGTCTTGCAATTTAAATATCTCGCAATGAGATATATGATAAGCGACTTACCAGACGCTGTGGGTGATACTAATAGATTTCTTCTGCTACGTACTGCATGAATGAATGCTTGAATCTGATAGTCTCTAACTTCAAATGGTATGCCTAGAGTATCAATGAAGTCTGTTGCTTCTGCTATAGAAAATTCATCATACGTTTCTATTGATTCATCAAATTCAATTACGTAGTCACGTTCTTTAGCAAACTTCTCTAAGTATGGAATCAAGCCATAATAGATTTGCCTGTTTTGAGAATTGAATAGGCGTATTTTTCCATCCCACACTTTGTTTCTAAATGCGGGCATGAATTTGTAGCCGGGAACGTAGAACGTGAAGTATTCATTCAACTCCATTGCATCGGAGTTCTCACACTTGATGTGTGCGTAGACTTCATCTACTTTTGAGATATAGAGTTTATTGTACACCTTGCGTAAACTTCTTCCATTCTATAGCATTCTTAATCTGAAAATTGCGTTGGTTGACGTTCTTAAGTACTTCTTCCAGAAACGCTAATTTTTCTTTTTGATTGATTATGCGAACATTGTTCTGTATAATATCTTTATCAGAGTCAAGGTACATATCAACTTCATTCTTCATCAATCGTTTAACGAAAGGCTCCCAATTGAGTTCGTCAAGTTCTTCTTGTGAAAGTTTTCCATTGTAATACTCATACTTCTTCAAAGATAAATCTTTGCTTTGAAACTCAAGTGCTTTGAGTTTGCGTCTTTCATCAAAATAAATTTTGAGATATTTACTGTGTAGTTCTGGTATCTTTAAAGATGCGATACCTAACTCTGTGGAGTCAACTGTAGCATCTAGTCTCCACTCTTCCATCATCTGGTCTAATGTCATAATAATTCCTCAAGTCAATATTCGTATTCATCATAATAACACATTCCTAGGCAAATGTCAAATGTTTGTTGCTTCGTAGTAAGTATAGTTAAACGTTACTGTAGAGGTAATAAACTCTTGATTATCTACAGCAGAAAACTGCATGTCTCCTAAGTCGGTAGGGTATGCACCATAGAAATCAATTTTAAAGTTTGGATTGTTTGCGTTTGTTTTAATGAACAATGTTGCATCAGAAGTTACGCTGTCAATCAATTCATCATTATCTTTTAGACCGCCTCTTTTATCATACCCTTTTGGATTACCTAGTTTGAATATCCAATTGTAAATTTCGTACCACGATTGCATGTCTTCATCAACTATGAATGTTAAAGCTAATGTGCCAAAGTTAATTTGATTTCCTGGCACACTTAATGCAGAAAATGGTGTGTTAATTGTAGTAGACTGTAAAGATAGACTTGGTAAATTTACAGCCTGCACAAAATATGTGAAGTTGGGAATTCTTCTAAGAATAAAATCAAATTTATTATTAGAAAGAAAACTTCTATTTACTGGTGTTGTTGTTAGTGTAGCCATATTATCTCCTCTTGTCTTCTATTTATGCAGACAAAAAAAGAGGACCCTAAGGTCCTCTTTTCAATACCGATGTATCTCGGCTTAATCAATTACATCAAGTTAGTAATTGCAATTCTACGATAGTAGATGTTCTTGTTGGCGAACGCTAATGCACCGTCAGCGGCAGATGTTGCGAATGGGTTTGCGACCATACCGTAACGTGTCTTGAATCCAATTTTTGGTTGGAATGTGTCTTGACCAACTGCACGAACCATTTGCAACGGAACGTATGGGCAGTAGAACAAGCCAGCATCAAAAGCTGAAGTGCCTTTGTAACCGATTGTTGCATAGTGTGTACCAGATGTTGCGGCAAAGTATGGATCGATATAAACCTTGATACGACCATTCAATACACCAGCGAATGTGTTACCTGTGTCATCAACTTGCAAGTTGTTTGAAAGTGCTGGAGTGTAATCAAGAACACCAGCCATTTGCAATGCAGATGCTACGTCTGAAGAGCAAATCAAGATGTTACCTTTACCACGGCGAGTTGCTTTAGCAATCGCATTAGACTCACGCTCCAATTGGAACATCAAGCCTTTGAATTTCTCAACAGACCAACGACCGTTAGCATCAACGTCAAGGTTGAATGTACCAGCAGTTGTAACGTTTTCTTGTGCGCCAACTGTAGCTGTCAAGTTAATTGTACGAACAACTTCACGGTTGATTTCAGCTAAGATTTCTGTAGAAAGAATGTTTGCTAATTCTTGTTCAGCATCCAAACCATGGACTGCTTTCAAGTCTTGTGCAAGTTCCATTGTGTATTCTGCTTTCAAAGCACGGCTCTTAGCAGTAACAGCAATCTTTTCGATGGAGAATGCCATCTCTT